GCAAGTTCAATGAATTTCTTGGGCGACTCCCTGACCAACTGCTCGAGGTGGCGGCGCATCTCGTCTTCACCGGCATGCTGGCTGTGTTGCTCGACCATCTCGTCACCGATGCGGTCGTAGATGTCTTGGGCCTTCTCGGCCGCCGACTGCGCTTTGCTGCTCTTTTTCTTGGGCGTGGCCGCTGCCTCCCCGGCCTCCTTGGGCATGCCGAAGATGCGGTTGCCGCGACCGATGGCGCCCGCCTTGGTCAGCGCGTCCCTGATCTGCTGCGGCGTGGCATCGTGCGGCACAGTGACGTCGGCGCCAGTCTCGTAATCCTGCACGCCATAATCCCCGATGTGCACCACGCCGTCGCGCACGGAAATGGGTTCGGCGGCATTGGGCAACTTGCCAAGCGAGAGCGATACTGGCTTTTCCTTTGATTTCGTGGCGGGTGGCACCTCTGCTGGCACTTTTGCGGCAGGGGCGGGTTCTGGTGCCGGCGCAACATCGACCGGCGCCGGCTGCGGTTCGGATTTTGGTGCCATTTCTGGCACTTTTTCAGCGACTGGTTCAGCAGCAGTGGCGCCATCGCGTACCTCGGCGCTGGGGAATTCCCTGACCTCGGCCAGCAGCTTCTTGATGGGCGCGTCGAGCTTGATGACCTTCACCGGCTCGTTGGCGTCCATCTTCGCCAGCCACTGGTGATGGCCGTCGAGCACATGGTTGTCCGACGACACCAGAATCGAACGGTCGCCGCCTTCGTAATTCTTGGCCTGCTCCACCTTGGCCGGCGAGAACTCGCGCTGCGTCGGTTTCAAGTCGCCGGCGGCCATTTCCATCTGCTCGTGCGGGATCCCGCGCGCCAGAAGGAACTGCGTGAGCGCGCCCCGATGCTCGGCTTTCACCTGGGGCATCTCGGCCCGGTCGACGTTCAGGGTGCCGGAATCGGCCGCGAAGGCATGCCATTCGCTATCGATCTTCTTGCCTTTCAGTTCATCCACGGTGGGCGCGCGCGCCTCGTCGATGACCTGCTTGGCTTGCAGGTCGGCTGCATTGCGCCGGTCGATCTCGGCCTGCACGGCGTCGCGCGCGGCCTTGTGCTCGTCCGTCCAGCCTTCGGTCTTGACCTTTGACTTGACGCGGCGCAGGCGGTCCGCCAGTTGGGCGTCAGTCGCCTTTTCCAGCGGGTTCAGTGCAGGCTTTTCGTTCAAGCTTGCAAGGTGCTCATGGATTGGGACGGCCTCATATTTTTCCGTATTGAGGGCATCAACCTTCTTTTTATCGAAGGTTTCCATGATGATCTTGCCAGTGCCTTTTTCCTTGAGCACCCAGCTTGCTGGGTTGTCGATCAACGGATTGCCAGTTTTGGCTTTCAGTGCAGGCTTGCCGTCGGCGGCTCCACTTGCAGCATCATCACTTTTTGCATTGCCGACTCGGCTTGTGGCATCAGGTGCTCCGGTATCTCGTGCTGCTCGCAGTACATCTCGATCAGCATGAGCTCCGTTTCCGACAGCTGGCTCGTTTCCACCAGCAGGCTGATCGCTTCGTCCTCCGACATCGCCCGCTCGCCCCACATCGACACTGTTTCCGCTTCCATTGCCACTCTCCTGATGGGGTTGCAGAAGGAACTTGCCATCGCGCTCGACGATTTCATGCGTGATGGCCGTCTTTTCGGCCAGGCGGGGCGCCATCTTGCGTGCTTCTTCGATGGTGGCAAACGGCCCGGATGAAGTTGGTTCTTCGGCCAGTTTCACGCTGGCGTCGCGGGCTTCCTTTGCGCGCGCGCCAATTTCCTTCTCGATGGCCTTGCGCTGGTCGACCAGTTCGGGCGTGCGTGCCTCTTTGATAGCATTGGCTACTTGGCGCAGCTGCTCGCGCAGGTCGTCGGTCGACAGGCTTTCCAGTGGCGGCGGCGCTGGTGCTTCCACTGGCGCGGGCGGCATCTCGGGCGGCGCAGCCGGATTGATGGCGTGATCGGCGGCGGCGACTTGCACGGCGGCTGACAGCGGGCCGGCAGGCGCAATAACGGCATTATCAGGATGGATTGTCGCGATTTTTACACCGTTTACAAACGGCGACGCATTTGCCGCAGGAATCAAACCGAGAGCCCCACTCTCACTGCGCCATAGCGTCATCGGTGCACCGAGAGCGTTTGTCCGCTCTTGCGCCTTCATTACCGAAGATGCGACAACATTAGGCGGGGTGCCAGGGGTTGAATACGCTTGATAGACAGCGCGTTTTGCTTCCAGTTGCGAGTCTTCCGTAACAGATTCAGAGTGCGCGGGATCAACTGGCGTGATGGTTCCGTCGGCGCCGAGTTGGTGGACGATACCGTCGTCGCCCATGATATGAAGCATGTCAGGTTCAGGCGCGACTGGCACGGCCGCATGCACGGCAGCCGACAGGGGGCCGGTGGGCGTGACGGGCGCGGCAGGTGCTTCGTCCAGCGGTCGAACGGCGCGCAGTTGGTCGGCCACCGAACCGCCACGCGGCGCGGCTGATGGGGCCACAGACTGGGCCTGCGCCTGTTCTGGGATGGGTGCATGATCGACGGCAGGCACTGGGGCTGGCTGGGCGGCAGGTTCGCCAGCGATGGCATGCCCAGCCATGTGGCCAGCGCGCAGGGCCCCAAAGCCCAGCGCTTGCGCGGCCATGTCCTTGGGGTCGATCCATGGCGCGTCATTCTTCTGGCCGGCCAGCAGGTCGGTGCCCTTGTCGATGACCGAATTGGCAGCCGAGAATGCCACGCCCTCGCCAGCTGCCTGGCCAAGACCGGCTGCGGCGCCGGCCAGGCCGCCCGCGCCTTCCGAGGCAATTTTACCCATGACGGCACCGACACCGCGGGCAGCCACGGTGGGCATGACCAAGTTGATGCCTGCCGCCTCGGCAGCATGGATCACGGCCAGATTCTGGCTTGCGCCCTTGGCAATCTGGGCCTTGTAGGTGTCGCGTGCGGCCGGCATGGCGAACACGCCAGCGTTGACCAGCAGCTGGGCCAGCGCATCAGGCGGCGCGGCCAGTGCGGGCGCCACACCGCCGACCAGCGCCGACGCCTTGCCGGTGATGGTGTCGCCGCCCAGTTCCTTCATGCGTGCCTCGATGGCAGCGCGGGTATCGTCCAGTTCCTTGGCCGTGTCGTCCATGCCCAGCGCAGACGCGCCTGCTGCGCCGAACCCGGCCAGGCCAGCCATCGCGCCGCCGATCACGTTGCCGCCCACTGTATTGACGATGCCGGGATCAGTTGCCGGTGCACCGGCAGGATTGATCGGCTGCTGGTTTGCCGGCATCGCCTGCACCACGCCCTGATTCTTCGCCTGCAGTTTCTTGTTCAGTTTGGCGTTGAACGTCGCTTCGGGGCTGCCCATCTCGGCAAACTTGTCCTGCACGGCGTTGCCGCGCGCCTGGTTGCGGGCTTCCTGGTCCTTGTCGTACTGGGCCATGGCTGCCTGAATCGCCGCGGTCGATGCCTGCGGGTTCAGCGCCTGTAAGGTTTCCTGGTACTGCGAGCGCGGCAACTGGGTCGAGAAACGGTTCTGCTGCGCATCGCTTGGGCCCGGCTTGTCCGTGTTGTTGGCGCCCGTTGGCGTGCTGCTGTCGCTGTCGTCGGCGGCCTGTGCTGGGTAGAGCGCATCTGCAATCTTGGCGGCCTTGTCCAGCACGGCAGGGCCATAGGCGGCGGTATCCGGCCCCCAGCCCTTGCGATCCGGGCCGGCGAAGTGTTCGCGCACGGCGTCCGTCATCGACTGGCCAGCATCCAGGCGCTCGCGCAACTGCTTCGCCGCGGCGGGAATGGCCTGGTTCGGATCGAACGGGTTGATTTTCAGGCCGTCAGCGGTCGCGTCGATGTACTGCATGATGCCCTTGGCGCGCCCGTACTTGGTCGGCGTCTTGCCGATCGATTGCGGATCATAGCCCGATTCCTGGTGCGCCAGCGCCATCAGCACGTTCACCGGGACATCAAAGGCCTTGGCCGAGCCTTCAAAGACGCCGCGCAGCTTGTCGGGAGGCAGCAGGGAGGCGTCCGCAGATGCCTTGCCAGCGGCGCGGGCTGGTGCTGGACCAGATGCAGATGGCTGTGCAGGGGTGGAGACGCCAGCGGCGGCAGGCAGCGCTACCGCATCGGGCGTATCGTCATCTTCCTCGTCGTCATCCAGCGCTGGGGTCGCATCGTCCTTGGCTGCTTGCGCTTGCGCAGCGGCGCGCAGTGTAGGCTTTCCCGCTTCGGTCACGCGGCGCACTGTCGCATCCACGTCATCCAGATTGTCGTCGGCGCTAGGTAAAACCATGGATGATTTGGACGTCGGCACGATGTAGCCTTGTGGAAATTTCGGGAATGGTCAGATTCTATCCGGTTTGGAAGTGGAACAGAACCATTATTGCCTTAATGAAAAAGCCGCCTCGTAGGGCGGCCTGTTGCAGAGAGGGAACGGTTTAGCGGTAGTCCATCTTGTTTGTGGCCGCGTTCCAGACCGGGATGCCTTTTGGCCTTGCTGCCGATGGAGATACGCCACCGGCAGTTACCGGGTTGACCGGTGCAGTGCGGGCGCTCCGCGATGGAGCATTGGCGCCGCCGCCCTGGCCGTAAATCGATGACATCGCCGCATCGACTTTGCCCGTGAAGGTTGGGTCATTCGGCTTGGCGCCGCTGTCGATCAGGCTCTTGGCGATGGTAGCGCGACGCTCAACGGGGTCTGTGACCTTGCGGAACTGGTCGGCCTTGAGTAGCGACGGTAACATCTGGCGCACTTCGTCCTCGCCGTAGCCGTTGGAGCGCAGGGCATCCATCTTTCCATTCACTTCGTCCTTGACGGCCTGCGAGGCATTGGCGGCATCGAGTTGAGCGTTCGTCTTCGCCAGTTCCAGACGCCCGGCTTGTTTGGTCGCTTCCAGATCGGCTTGCTGCTTGCCTTTCAGGGCTTGTACGGTCACTTGACGGTTTGCCACGGCAATCTGGCCTTGCGCCTGGCGCTTGGCAACTTCTTTCGCCATGGCCAGCTTGGCGTCGTTAGACTCGTCCGTCCGGTAGTCCTCGTATTTCTTTTCAAACGCTGCTTGCGGCGAGCTCGCGGCCAGGCCAAGCTGGATCATGTTCTTGTCGATGGGCACGGTTGCCACTTTGCCCGTGGCATCGTCCTTGTAGGTCAGGTTGAAACTGTCGACGCTGCCATCCTTGTTGGTGACAGGTTCGGTACTGACGACGGTTTTGCCGGCAAAGGCATCCGGGTTGGCATCCTGAATGTGCTTGACTGCGTTGTCATAGTCGCCAATCTGCGATGCACTGAAAGCCTGCATCCAACTCTTGGCCTTGGCCTGGTTATCCTTATTCTGGCTCCACTTGGTCCAGGCATCTGCCATTTCAGGATTGCCTTGCGCCAGATAGGCCTCCTGCATCTTCGGCACCAGCGTTTTTTGCAGGAGATCGTTCAGGTTTGGCGCCTGGTTCTTGGCATGCGCCTGCGCCGCTGCTAGGTCATCAAAGCCCTGATCGCCCACCATAAAACGCTTGCCGCCCTTGATCGTGATGCCAGCGGCGGGCGCGGCGTTCGGATCAGCGCCGGCCACCGGCACCGACGACAGTTCGCCAGTGTTCAAGGCATCGGGCGCGGCCACTGGCACCGTTGTCATGCCGCCCGTGTCCTGCGGTGCGACGCCTTGCATGGCCGGGCTGGTGGCCAGGCTGGTGTTGACGGGTGCCGCGTTCGGGTCGGCGCTGGCCTGCGGATTGGCCGTCAGGTTGTCCATGTCGCCATTGTCCTGAATCTGCGGCGTGCCGGCCGCCTGCATGGCGCGGGCCTCGGCAATGCCCTGGGCGCGCACCTTGGCAATCTGGTCCTGCTGGATCAGGTCATTGATGCGCTGGCCGGCTTCCAGGCCCTGCGTCAGTCCGCCAGCGAACCCGCCGAAATTGAACGTCATGGCTGTTTCTCCTGTATCGGCGCGAGCGCCTGGTTAAATTGTGCGATGTGGGGCGCCGCGGCCCGCATGATGAGGTCAAGGCGCTTTTGCACGATGGCATGTTCAAACGGATGATGCTGGGCTAGGTAGGCGGCGTGCCCTTCTTCCCAGTAGGCCGTGCAGGTAAGGCAGTCCGGCGCCGAGTTGAGCGTGTCGTAAAAGCGGGGGATCGGCGCGCCCTGCGAGCGCAGGTAGGCCATGACGTCGGCACTGGTCCAATCCTCGATCGGGAACAGCAGTTCGGCGCCATACTCGCGCGTGCCGGACCGGCTCGACGACTTGAGCTTGTCGGCGTTCTTCTGTCCGCGGATGATGAGCGTGATACCGTCGGCCAGCATGGCCTTTTGCATCGGCAGCATGATGACGTTGATGCAGCAGGTATAGCGGTCCTGAATGGCCGGCATGATGCTGCCGCTGACCAGCCGCCCCACGGGCGTGGCCGACGTCGGCACCAGGTCGGATGGGATGCCGAAGCGCTCGATGTGGCCTGGCTGGTCGCCCAGCACTTCCACGAAATGCGGGATCCAGGTGCGCAACTGCGCCATCAGGGCGATCGTCTCGGGCATGGCCGCGCCCGTGTTGACCCAGTAGACGGTGATGCGGTCCAGCCATGGGCGCAGCAGGTACAGCACCGCGATCGAGTCGCGCCCGCCCGACAATTGCAGCGCTACCCGGTCATGTCGAGCGAGCGCGCGCATTACCTGGGCGACGTGGAAATCCATTACAGGAACAGCGAGACGCCGGCGCCAGCGATCGAACCCAGGCCGGACATGTTCGATGCGTTGTTCTGGGCATTGGCGGCGTTGTACGAGGAAATGCCCTGCTGCGCAATCCCGTAGCTGCTATTCATCAGCGAACCTGCGCTGCTGTTGGCGCCCACCGCACCGCCATAGGCGCCGTTGCGGCTTGCGCTGTTGGCATAAAAATTCTGGTTGGCGCTGGCGTTGTTGCCCACGGCCGAGTTGCCAGCGTTCGTGCCGATGCCGTAAGCGGACGCCGCCGACGATGCCAGGCCGTTGCCCATGTTGATGGCGTCGCCAGTCAGAGAGATGGCGTTGTTGCGCACGGTCTGGCGGGCCTGGTTGGCAGCGCCAGCCGAGCCGAGCGCAATCTGCGTGTCGGCGGCCCGCTGGATGCCGGCAAAGCGCCCGCTGTTCGGGTTCACGCCCATGCTTTCCATCTGGCGCTGGCTGTCGCCCTGCTGCGCCGCTGCCGCCTGCTGCACGCCGGCCTGGGCAGTCGCTGCTGCCGCATCCTGGTTTGCCTGCGAGCCGTAGTCCTTGGCCGTGTTGATGAACTGGTCTTGCAGCGGCTGGAAAGTCGAAAGGGTGCGCGCGCGGTCCTGCTGCGCCCACTGGTTGGCCTGGTCCTGCGTGGCCAGTTGCTGGTTGACCACCTTGCCAGTCAAGGCATCGGTCACATCCTGGCGCTTCTGGCCGGCGGCGAATTCATCCTTGGCCTGCTGCAGCCAGTCCTTGGAAATCTCGGCATTGGCCATAGCCGACTGGCCGATCAGTGGATCAGGCGTGGCCGGTGCTTGTGGGGATGGGCTGTCGCAGCACATTATGGATTCTCCCGCGCCGAGCGTTCGGCCTTTTCAGTTTGCAAATTGAGCTTGTAGCCCTCGTATTGTTCCTTGTGCGCGTGCAGGCGCACTAGTTCACCCGCTTCCACCGCCCACTCCATGCCGCCCACCAGCCCGGCCGCCGCCGTCACCAGATCCACATAGGACGAGCGCAGGATGTAGGCAATGCGCAGTTCATACTCGGTGGCGCCGCGCTCCATGCGGTTGGCGATGTGCCAGTTCGTGATCGCATTGACCAGCACCGTGCTCAGGGTGGCAAAGTGCTGGGCATAAAACGGGTTGCGCGGCAGCGTCACCAGCGCCTTGAACATGCGGTCGTTGATGATCTCGGGCGCCAGATCATGGTCGCGGTCGATCATGTCATCCCAGAAGTGCAGCACCTCCACCATGGTTTCGATGAAGTCGGCCGCCGCCTGGTCGCCCCGCATGAGTTCAAGCGTCTCTTTTTTCGTGCTGAAAATCATGCCCCGCCCCAAGTGGTTCTAAACTGTCGCCATTGTAGCCATTACCATACCGCTGCGCTATCGGTCAATTGCCTTGCAGCATTTTCGCATTGCCCAGCGCATTGGAAATTTGGGCCAGCAGGTCGTACACGGCGCGCACATCGGCCTGCAGGGCGTTGTACTGGTCCATGGTCGGGGCGGCCGTGACCTGGTCTGACCCCATGGGCCGGTTGGCCAGCTGCACCAGTTCGCCGCGGCGCACGGCAGACAGCGGGCGTTTCTCGGCGCCGCGCCGGGCCGACAGCAATTCAACCTGCTCTTTCAGGCGCGCCATATCCAAGTCGTTCATCGGCATGCTAGATCCCGTTCAATTCGCGCATCGTGGTGGCCAGGCTGACCTGGGAGACTTTGGCCGTGCCCGACACTTCCACGTGCCAGCTGCGATTGCGCGGAATGGCTTTCAAGCGCACTGCACTGTTGAGGATCGAGACGGTATCGACGAGCTCGCCCTCTGCAAAGATCGACACGGCTGCATAGGTTTCAGGGTCGGGGTCGATCAGGGCATCGCCGTTGATGACGTAGAGGCCCATGGCAGCGCCGCCCAGTTCGCCACCAATCGAGCCGGCGGCGAAAATCGCTGCGTTGGCGGTCAGGAGCGCCTGGCGGGCTGCTTCTTGCGCAGCGATGTCGTCCACCGACAAGCTGTCGTCGCCTTCGATCAGCATGGCGCCGAACGATGCCGGTGCTTCCAGCACGAATTTCTTGCTTTTCCAGGACATCACATCGGGCACTTCGCCGGCAGCGTCCCACTGGTACACGCCCAGGCCCGTCAGCATGTAGAGCAAGCCTTCGCGGATGTTGTAATGGCAGGCCGACGCATAGCGGGTGGCGCGGATCAGAAACGGGGTCTCGCCCGTCAGGTCGATGATGAAGGTGCCCTTGATGGGGTCGCCGTTCACGTCGGCGTAGGCATAGCTGGCGAAATAGCGGCCGTTGTACTGGGCCGCCACGAAGGTATAGGGAGATGTGGCCAGCCAGCCGATGCGATCGAACAGCTGCTGGGTTGCATTTTGTACCCCGCTGCCGCTGACCAGGATCAGGCCGTCGACGGATGGGTAGGCCACCCCATAACCAAGGTCGACCACGCCGCGCGCATTGATGCAAGGCAGGTTTAATTCGACCTTGTCCTGCACCATCGAGTCGGGCGTCAAGCCTTGGAAGATGTAAGGGTAGCCGGTCGTCATTACCACGAAGCGGGTGCCGAAAGAGCCGATGGCGACAATATCGAAGTCCAGCGTCTGGACATAGATTTCTGGCCAGGCATGAGGGCGGAATGGCTCGCTGAAATACAAGTCCTTCCCCACGAAGCCGGCCATCATGCCATTGGCGCCGGCGCACAGGCCCGTCAAGCCATCTGGCGGTGCGTTCCAGTTCAGCGATGGAAGCACGCCGGCAAAGCCTGCCACTGCCACGGTGTCGACGAAGTCGCCCGTACTGACGTCGCGCTCGGCAATGAAAAACAAGTCAGTCGACGATGAGCTCGACTGCGATCGGTAGATACGCTCGCGCGTGATGTTGCGCCCGCTGGGCGGCAGGGTAAAGCCGGACAGCGTGACGCTTTGGCCAGCCTGCCAGTGCGCTACATTCGACAACGGACAAGGCTCCGATTCCTCGCCAAAGGCGGTCACGAAGGTGCGCACATAGAGCCGGTCGGTGATGGTGCCAGTTCCGGAGCCTGAGACGGTGGCGGCCAGGGCGGCGGCCGGGAACGGCACGGCCAACGGATAGACCACGCCTGCCACGCGCATCTTTGGCACGCCGTCGCCCGTGTAGTACAGCCGGTCCTGCGCTACCGGCCCGGGTGCAGCGTTGACGACCGTTTCCCATTCCAGCCATTCGGCGCCGTTCTTGTAGATGGTCTGGATGCTGCCCAGGGCATGGCCGGTGATGGTGTGATCGAGGCGCGCGCGTCGCACGGGATCGAGCCCGCCGCCAGTCAGGCGCACGTTCTCGGCGTGCTGGGCGGCATTGGGCGGCAGCAAACGCGGCAATACCTGGGGGATTTCGCCGGAAAACGCAGTCAGTTTGAGGGTTGCCATGACATCCTTGTCAGGTGATCGTCAGCGTAACATTGGCCTGCCCCTGTACCACGGCGCCGACGGCATCGGTGACAGTGCATTTGACCACCGCGGTGTAGACATCGCCCGGGTTGGCATATTTGCCCACAACGAATTGTTCGCTGGCCGAGGCTGAGTTGCTGCTGATGAGGGTGCCACTGCCCGATAGTTTGGACCAGGCATAGGAATAGGGGGCGGTTCCACCCATCACGGCAATGGAGACTGGAACCAAATATGTATATTGCGTGCCAGTTGCTGATGTCTCGCCGTTGGCATCGTACATACTGGCAGCCAGGGTGCTGGTCGTGCCGCCCCCGCCACCGCCACCGCCACTGCTGCCGCCGCCAGTGCTCGTGCTGGCGCTCTTGCCGCGCAACTGGCCCAGGCTGATCGGGCCCGAAGGCACGCCAGCGAGCGCACGCACGCGCGAGTCGCCCAGCGAGAGCGGCAATGCGATGCCGAGTTCGGCGGCGACCATGCCGATGCTGATCGGGCCGCTGGTCGGTAGGGTCATGCTACAGTCCGGCGCGAGCGGCGCAGCGCGCCGTGGGCCATCGCAAAGGCCAGGCCGCCGTAAGCCACGGTCAGGCTCTTGCTGCCGTCCTCTTCGGTCTTTTCGTGCACCGCCCACGGTACGATGGCCTGAATCTGCTGGGCCGAGGCGCCCACCGCGCTGCCGCTGCCGTCGATCCAGTCGAACACGCCCACCAGGTCCATCTCGGACAGGGCATCCAGCTGATCGTCAGTCAGCGGGCGCCAATTCGTTTTCTTGCGCTCGTCGGACGTTTCCGTAACGGTAAGCGCGCTGAAATTGCGTGCAATGTCCATGTCGCCAGTATCCGTCAACGACCAGATTTGCGCGGTGTAGGCGCTGTTGACAAAAGATAGCGTTCCGCTGCGCAGACGCAGCGTTTTGTATGGATTCGGACCATCGCCTTGTAGGGTAATGTTCAGGCCATTCGTATTCTGAAAATACGCAGTGGTGTAGTTTGCCCCCCTGCTGCTTGTATCGACATTGAGGAAGCTATACGCGGTCGTTCCATCTGCAGCAAATCGCCACGTTTGGTTCGTGTTGTTGCTGATACCAAAAACGCCGTCGGCAATGTGGTAAAAGCCTGTATCGGGCGCACCATCGTTTGCAAACGACAGGCCAGGCACGGCCGAGGTTCCTTCTGGAACCAACACCTGGCCGGTAAATGCTGGGCTGTTGATCGGCGCAGGCGTAAAGCCGAGGATGTTCTGCTTGCCGGCGATGGCGCCTGCATAGCCGTCGACCACGCCGGACAGGCGGTCGAGCTCCGCCTGCAGGGCGCCGGCCGTCAGGCGCAGTTCGCAGCGGTCGTTCACCGAAAAATCGTGCGCCGTGGTGCCTTCCTGGGCGCGCACAACGGTCAGGTTGTCGCCCGAGCGCGCCGTGACCTTGACGATTTCGATGGTGCCGTCGGCAGACTGCAGCGTGCACGGGAAGTATTCGCCTGCTCCCAGGCTGGGCAGCAGCGCACCGTTGCCCGGCACCAGCGGGATCGTCGTTGCCGTCGACAGGATTGATGCGTTCAGGCGCGTGATGGCGTTGTTTGTCAATTTCAGCAGCGATGCCATGGGCGGTGTCCTTGATTAAAAAAAGCTGGGCTTGGAGCGGGCATGGGCGCGCTGCTGGCCGGCCGAGCCGCGGTTCGACAGTTTGACCAGCTTGCCTTCAAAGGCGTTGGCGCAGGCCGCGGCCAGCTGGGGGTTGCTCCATTCCTTGCCAGGCATGGCGAGAACCCGGGCCAGCGCGCCATCGGCAATGACCTGGCGGTGCTGGTCTGCGATGAAGTCCGGCAGGATCATCGTCGTCTGCGATGGCTTCAACACCAGCCATGCGGTGACAATGCCGGCTGCCAGCGGCGCCAGCGAGATGGTGTCCGGCTCCATCTGGGTAAAAAACATGGGTTTGCCGCGCGCGCCGCCGCTGCGCCAGTCTGGATAAAGCATGTCCAGGTCGCCCGGCGTCTTGCCGATCAACTCGATGCCGTCGAACAGCACCTGCTCGATCTCATGGATGACAGAGCCGGCCGGGGCGCGCACCTCGCCGGCGAACGTGCCTGCAACAGGGTACTGGTCGAAGTTGCTCCACATGCGCGTGCGCTCGCAGAACTCGATGGCCGCCTCGCGGATCCACTCGTAGGCGACTGGGTCGGCAACACCAGGGGCAAACTGGTGAATCTTGGGCAGGAACAGGTCGAGCGGCTTCATTGCGCCGCCTGGCCGGGGTTCATCCCCATGCTGGCCATGAAGGCCTGATAGAACAGCTGGCCCACCTGGGCATTGGAAAATTCCGAATCCTTGAGGTTGCAGCGGTAGCAGACATAGTTGACGATCGGGCCCACGTACTCGGCACCGATCGGGATGCTGTCGGCCTGGGTGGCGACGTCGGGCGGCAGTACCGCATGCTGCACTTCCACCTTGGTGCCGGCGATGGCAGGCGGGTAGACGTAATACACCTTTGGCACGGCCGGGTTATGCGTGAAATGGCGAATTTCGGCGCTCGGGGTGCCGGTGTGCCAGTTCGGGTTGGCGTCGTCCATCGCCTTCTGGCTGGTCAGGCGGATGGCCCGACCCGGCGCCACGCCGTCGGCACCGATGTTGCGGATGACGTCGATCAGCATGGCCGAGCCGTTGGGCAGGCTCTGGTAGGTGCCCGCCACCAGGGTGTGCACGTCGGTCTTGGCAAAGGCGGATGGGCGCAGCGCGAGGATGGCGCCCATGGCCTCGTTGGTCCAGCGGATCAGTTCATCGACGCCCCAGCGCACATGGGAGTCGTCCAGCAGCAGGTTGCCCGCCTTCGTCACGATGGTACTGACTGGCACGGGAGCGATGGCGGAGACGGGCATGGTGGTTCCTGGTAAATGGTTGAATCAGGCTTATTCGGCCAGGGCTTCGCGGATGCGGTCGAGCGACCAGCGCCAGTGCGGCTTGACGCCGAACTTGTTGCGGTGCGCTTCGACCAGGGCGGCGCGCTCGGGGTCGTTGGCCGCTTCCTGCTCCGATGCAGGCTCGGCGGCCTGGGCGGCCTGTGCGGCGGGGATGGCGGGGATGGCTTCGGCGGCCTGCGCCAGCGCGTCGAGCTTTTCGTCGATGAATTCGGCGCGGGTGTCGTCCGACAGCTGGGCCCAGTCATCGGCGCTCATGCCGGCGGCGACGCGGGCAGAGTCGGCAATCTCGGAGAGGGTATAAGTGGCACCGCCGATGGTGAATGATTCAGGGTGCACGCTGCTGGTGAGGATGGTGCCGGGGCTGGGCTCGGTTTGTGCTGCCGCGACGACGGCGGGTGCGGAGGCGGCCACAGGCGTGATGATGTCGGTCAGTACGGGAATGAGGGCGCCGCGGTAGAGGCGGTAGGCATCCGTGATCGACAGGAAACGGTCGGCGTGATCGGGGTTGGCGACGGCGCAGACGTGTGCGCCATCTTCTTGCGGGACAAAATGATAGTCAATGCCGCCCACTTCGGCGTGCGTGCCGCCCTCGCGGTGCAACTTGCATTCGATGTTGGTTACTTCCACGGCTCTCTCCTTGGAGTTATAAAAAAAGCGCGGGACAGGTTATCCCGTTCCCGCGCTTCTTGGGATGCCGAACTTTTAGAACGGCGTTTCTTTGTTCGCAGGTTCCATGAACACTTTCATACGAATGCGACCTGCAGCTGCAGTAGCTGGGGCTGCATTGATCTTGACGCCGATCGAGCGATCGTAGTCGGTGGCTGCGATCTTGAAAGCCGTTGCCAGGCTGGCACGCTGGGCGACGCCCGTTTGCGCGGCAGGGGAGGCCGAGAAGATTTCCGCGCCCATGGTGCGGACCGAGACGGCGTCGCCAGGGGTGCCGGACAGGATGCCGACATCCAGCGTGACCAGCGGGGTGCCGTTGGTATCCAGGTCATCGGCGATCAGTGTGCAATCGGCGATGGTCATATTGGCTTGCAACGGGCCCAGATCAATGATCTGGCCGGCGGTCAGCTGGGCTGCCGTCAGATCAATGAAATAGCTGGCCACGATGACATCGCCTGCGCGGTCAGCCGAAGGCGACGGCAGGTTGCGCGATGCAAAGCGGGAAAGGATTTGTGCCATGGTGCTGCTCCTTGAATAGGGAAGGGTTGCGCTACGCGAAGGCCCGGCGCTCGTTGAGGGCGCCGGGCGGTGGCATTAAGCGTTCGGGTCCGGTGCGTAGGTGTCGATCGAGAGCACGCCGAAGTCCTGGTTGTTGAACCGGGTTTTCTTCATGCCGCCGATGAAACCGGAAGCAATGACGGGCTCGTTGCCGTGGTCATTGGTCTTCTCGGACCAGGTGTACTTGATGCCGCCCGTGGTGCCGTAGGCCACCACAGCAGCCTGCTTGCCCATCAGCAGCGCGCGGGCAGCTGGCAGGTTGGCGCCCGAGCCGTAGTCGCTGAAACGGATCACGTTGCGGTGTGCATGCAGGATGCAGTTGCCGATCATGCCCAGGCCACCCTTGAAAATGGGGTTGTTGCGGCCTTCGGCGGCAGCGGCAGCCTTCTGGATGTCCAGCCAGCCGGAAGCGTCGGCCGTGCGCAGCTGGAACTGCTGGTCCAGCGACATGACCATGACGTACTGGCCTTCGCCGCCGTTTTCGACGGGAACCATGTTGGTCGAGTCGGGGCTGCGCGCCTGCATCATGCCAGCCTTGTTCAACGCCTTTTCGACCACGGTGCGGCTCATGGTATCGGTCGCGGCCAGTGCGGCCTTCGACGTTGCCACGCCACCGTACATCTGGTGTGCTGCGTCAGGTGCTTGCAGGGCGTTGCCGGCAAAGCCGGTGTAGCTGGTGTCTTCCAGGAAGTCCTGGTTGATGCCGCGGGCGCCCGACAGGTAGATGAACAGCAGTTCGTCGGTCAACTTGGCGAAGTAGTCCGACAGGCGGGCCTTGCCGACGACGCGCAGGTCGTGGGCGATGCGCTTGCGGGTCATCTTGCCACCGCAGGAGACGCCCTGGCGCACCTGGTCGATGACGACTTCGTCGGTGTAGAACTTGAGGTTTTCCTCGTTGCCTTCCAGCTTGGCGTCGCCGTAGGTCGGCTTGTTGCGCAGTTGCACGGACAGGTCGAACGAGACGCGGTCGCCCGAATCGCTTTCCAGTTCGGTACGGCGCTGGATGATGTGGTTGTCCGAGGTGCCCATGAAACGGGGTTCGAAGTAGGATTTCTTGGCGATGTCGACCGACAGGCCAGTGCCCCACTTCTTCTGGGTCATCGGATTGGTGGTGCCGAAAGTCGTAGTCATGCAGAGTGCTCCTGAAAAGGATTGAATGGATATTCAGCACTCCTGCGCGAATGGCGCGATTTTATGACGACTGGTAGAACAATGCAACCAAAATGATTTACGGTAAGATTTCCGGTCAGAACGGCTTGCGCGCCACCCCGCCGGCGGCAATCGCCGGGACGGAGGCGGGATGCTCGACCCGGCTGATGGCCACGGTTTTCGGTGCAGCGATGACAAGCCGGGAGAACTGCCCCGACTTGGCCTCAAGCGTGACAACGGTGTCGCCAATGGTGATGGATTCGCCAGGCTTCAAGTCCATGCGCAAGGTGGCCAAGTCGGTTTCTCCGGTGGGCTGGTGGGTCAGGCTTTAAAGTAGGCGTCGCGCTGCGCTTCGGACATCGAGGCCAGCTTTGCCTCATAGCCCAGCGGATCCGTCACGGCCATCCGGTCCAGGTGGGCGAACTGGCCGCCCGTGGCGTCGGTGGGATCGGCCGATGGCAGGTTGCCCAGGCTTGGCGGCACGGGTTTCGGTGCAACGGGCTTCTTCGCAGCCGGGGCAGTCGGCGCCTGTGCGGCCGTGCGGGCGGGCAGGCCCAGTTCGGCCCGGGTCATCTGGTCGACCTTCTCGAGCAACTGGCGCTCGGACAGGCCGCGGTTGCGTGGCATCGGTGCCATCGCCTTGACCATGTCATTGAACACGGCGAAGTTGGCCGGGTCGGTGTAGATCGAGGCGGCGGGGTCCTTGAAAAAGGCATCGCACTGAGCGTCCCATGCCATCTGCGCGCGGTTTCTCTCCATTTGCGCCGACAGATTGGCGTTGTTGACGGCCAGGTCGATCTGCAATTTCGCTTCGTTCAGGCTGTCGAGCTTGGCCTGGAACTCTGCTGCGGTGGTTTCGCCGTTGTCGAAGGCGGAAGCGGCGGCGGCCTTGTCGGCGGCGATCTGCGCCAATTTCTCGGCAGCGTCGGCCGGCGGCGGGATGACCAAGAACTGCTGGGTGCTTACTGGATCAGCTGCGGGTGCCGGCGCTGCTGCCGGTTCAGCGGCTGGCGCTGGGTCAGCGACGGCGGGCGCAGCTTCTGGCGCAGCAGCAGCGGCATCGTCGGCTGGATCGGCTGCAGGGTCGCCGTCAGCGGGCACAGCAGCAGGGTCAGCATCAGCAGCGGGCGCGACTTCGCCAGCCGGGGCAGTTTCAGCAGGAGTGGTTGGCGCATCGTCATCGCTCAGGGTGGTTTCGTCAATGTTCATGGCCTCGCGCTCGGCGTCGGTCAGGTCGGCGTACTCGGGGACATCTTCGATTTCTGGTGGCATGGGTTTCTCTCCTTGATTATTTGACCAGCTTGCCGGTGCGCCCCGGCATGATGCTGGCGTTGAGGTGCTTCCCGATGGACTGGGCAATGCGCAACTGCTGGAACTGGTCCTGGCTCACGCCGGGGTAGGCATAGGTCTTTCCGCTTCCCGAAAACGTGACGTGCAAGGTGTCGCCGTCATGCCCGATGTGGCTCACGCTGGTCGATTTGACCTTGTGCATGACGACGGAGGGTGCTGGCTTGGAGGGCGTGCGCGGTCCCGACATGGCGTTATGCTCCTGGCTGCATGGGTGGCTGCATGGGAGGCTGGGCAGATGGCTGGGGCGGTGCCTGCTCGGGCATGGGGATCTGCGGCGGCGCGGCTGGTGCGGCCGCCTGCATGTTCGGTGGCGCGCTCACGCCGGCGGCGGCGGGCATGTTCATCGGTACAGGCACGGCGGTGGGCCAGCCGGCCTGTACCAGCAGCCCGTCGGCCACCTTGGCAATGGTCGGCATCTGGATGACTTGGGTGGCGGCCGTCATCGCCGCGCCCGCGCCCATCATGTAGGCCGAGACGGTTTGCGCCCGGGCCAGGTCGGCGCCGGCCTGGTGCTTCGCCGCATTCGCCTTGGCCAGATCGGTCTTGGCCTGCTGTTCTTCCATCTGCAACTGCACCATCTGCTGCTGCTGGGCCTGCTGGGCCTGCTGCTGCTGCTGGGCCGCGATTTCCTGCTGCGTCGGTTCCGTCTCGTCCGGGTCGCGCATGCCGTTCACGCTGCGGATCCGCTTGACGAGCTCGTCGCGGTTCTCGATGTCCATCGAATCGACCCACAGGTCCAGCATGATGAGGGCGATCTGCGGGTCCATCTTGGAAATCATGTCGCCCAGCTGCTCGGAGGCGGCCTGGCGCATGCTCACGCGCCAGTCGGCTTCGCTGATGATGAAGTCGGCCTTGCTGCGGGTGATGTCGTTCTCGGGCAGGCCATCGTTGATGGTGACGAAGTCGGGCGCGCCGCGCATATTGGTGATGCGGAATTCTTTCTGCTCGGTGATGTACTGCTCGCACAGCGCCAGCGCAATCTCGCCGTCGAGCTGCGTGGCCAGGCGCTGGTTGTCGAACAACTTGGCCGTCGACAGCGAGCCCTGATCTTGGCGCGCGAGGATGGCTTTGCCCGATGTAGCGTTGGTGGTCTTGCCCATCTGCTCGTCGGTGACGCCGCCCACCTGCTGCACCATCTGGATGTTGCGGCTGAACAACTCCATGTGAGAGACAGCCAGGTCGCGGTCGACGTTCAGTTCCAGCCGCTTGCCCTGGTTCACCTGCAGGATGGCATTCGGCTTGGCCACCTCGTCCGCGAAGTCGTCCAATGTCCAGTCGTCGGGCAGCGCGCCCACGTCCATGATGGTCTTGTTGTTCGACAGGATGGCCAGCGCCTTCGATGCGCGCTTGTTGATGTCGTCCTGGATGTCGCGCAGGCCGCGGATGACGCCGTAGGGCAGCCCATTGTCATCGCGGCGGTAGCCCCACACGGGCGTGAAGGGGAAACGGTTGTGCTTGTAGGGCGATTTGCCGTTGTACAGCAGCGCCGAAGTGGTCATCACGGCCACGTGCACGCGCATTTCCAGGCGACGGTTGATGTGCGCGGCGCCCGAGGCCAGTTGGGCCCGGTGGCCGGCGTGGTCGCTTACGTAGTCCTCGCCGTCGAACATGCCGCCCGACATCTTTTCGACCAACTTGGGCATGCGATACCACATTTCGATCAGGCGCACGCGCTTGCGGCGCGTCATCACGTTGACCGATGTGGCGATCACGTTCTCGCGCTCCCATTCAGCCTGGTCCATGGCAATGTCGCCGTCAAGCATGTCGTAGCTGCCCACGGTCGTGGCCGCCGTGACGGAATTGCAGATGGCCGCTTCCCGGTCGGGGAAGTAGGCGATGGCGATGTCCTCGTCCAGCCAGCGCGAGCGCATGACATAGCGCATGCCCTTGCCATCGATGCTGCGGTCCATGCTGTCGAACAGCATGTTGCGCCACGATTCTGTGCGGCAGTAGATCGTTTCCTCGTCGTCGGCATCCTGGGCGCCGCGCTCGAGCCAGCCCACCCCGACCTTGACCATATCCTCAAAGGCCGATGACTTGTGAAACGCATCGCGGTTCACGTCCGACAGATACTTGAGCAACTTTGTTTTCGATTCGGCCGGCTTGGCATCGTCCTTGTTACGCGGCAGGATTTTAAAGTCCGTGCGGCCGCGCTTCTCCGATCCGATGACCCAGTTGCAAGTCTGCGCAATGACGTTGTAGGCGATCGGGGTCTGCCCGCGCTCGCGCAGGATTTCCTTTTCTTCGTCCGTCCACTGGTCATTGTCGTAGTAGGCGGCGTCCTTTGCCTGCTCGCTGCGGTTGAATGCCTGGCGCTCCAACTCCTGGCGGTAATACGAGATCAGCGTCGACCACAGGCGCATCGACTCGTCGCTGTCGAGCGGATGCAGCACCGGCTCGCTGTTCGCATACGAGTCACCGCCCGTCGAGTACCCATCCACCAGGCGCGATTCCTTGTTATCGGGGATGATTCTGCTGCTGGATGGGTCGTTGATGTCGAACACGGGCAAGCCTCGTCGGTTGGGTTACGCTTGCGCGAGCGGTACGTGGTCCTGGATCAGAACCACGCTGCTGGTGCCATCGCCTTTGTGAATCGTTGCCTCGCCCACCAGGATGCTTTCAGTAGGCGAATTGGGCATTTTCAGCAGGTCCAGCAGGTGGTCGTGGATCAGGCCCGCCAGGTCGAAAGCGTTCTGCGTGCCCTGTGCCATGCCCATTCCTTCCGCAAAGACCATTGCTGCTTTTGCGCAATATTTGGGCGAATCATACTTGAACGCGGCAGACAACGCCACAATGGCGGGCTGAAAACCGCGCCGACGGTTCGCTGGGATGATGACCAGGGCCGGCTCATATTCCTCCTGGTCGTAATTGAAGGCCCAGGTGCCGTAGATGGTGTACTGGCCAAGGGTGCGCTTGAACGTGTAGCGGTCCAGGTCAATCAGGGGTTGCAGGTTATCCATTGTGTTGCTCTCTCGTTATCGACCACTCAATAGATGGTCATGTTAGCCGCCAGCCACAGGCTGCCGGCGAATAGCGCAAACAGGCATGAGCACAGGCCCAGCCAGAAATAGAACTCCATCAGATGGTCCGCCACGATCCGCGCGTGCGCTTGCTGCTTGAGGTTCGTGGTGGCATGGCCTGAAAGCTGCCGCTGATCTGCTGGGCCCACTGCCTGAAACTGTCGGCGCCTTCGGTGTGCACATCCTTGACCGGCTCGTCGCCCCAGCATTGCTGCTGCAGGTTGTATTTCTTTCGGTACATTTCCAGATGCGTGATGCCTTCCTTGCACCCGGTTTCGTCGATCCAGGCCAGCGCAAACACATCGCGGGTCTGCTGGATGCCGTGATGCAGTTCCTCGACGCGCGGCACGATCTCGATGCGGCGCAGGCCCAGCTTTTCCAGCATCTGCTTGGGCGACAGGTTCTGGTCATAGCCCTGACGGATGTGGTTGCCATCGTGCGGCAGCCAGTGCGTGCCCCAGATCCAGCCGGTGTCCTGCATCGCCTTGACGAAGTGGCTGTAGGGCTCGCCCCAGCCCTCGATGAACTTGATGAAGTGGTGGCGCGCGCCGATCTTCTGGTGGAACCAGATGGCCGTGCCGTCGCCGCTGCCGATGTCCCAATAGGTGTTGACTGGCGTGCCTGGAGTGTACGGGACAGTGCCGATGCGCTTTTCCTTGCGCGCCGCGGCGATCTGATTGCGATAGTACGTGCCCTCGAGTGACTTCTGGAATGCCTCTTCCGGCGTGCTGGGATATTCCTGCCACATGCGCTCGGGCTTGGTCTTGAAGTCGGCATCGCGCGTGGCGCAGTACCAGGCCCGCTGCTCGATGTCGATCTGGCGCTTGATCTTGGCCTCGACCGCATTGAAATAGTCGTGGTCTTCCTGCGTGATGATGACACCCTCGGGATTCATCCGGTACTCGGGCGCGTCCATCCATGGATAGAAGTGCAGCCGGTAGTCGCGCAGGGTCAGCTTCTTGCCGGCCTGCTGCTGGGCCAGGGCGGTGTTCGTCAGCGTGAAGAATTCGCCGTCGGCGCCCTCGGCCGTGCTTTCGATCACCAGGATGCCACCGTCGAGCGGCACCGTGGGGATGGAGCCCGTCATCACCTCGGCCGCCTTCTGTGGCGACTCGGCGCAGATTTTGCCGAATTCCGAGATGTGCAGGCGGTGGTAGGTGCCCGAGCGCAGCGATGTGCCCACCCGGATGATGCTGTTGTTGTGGGCAAAGTGCAGCATCGACAGGCTGTCGCGCTTGGTCGGCATGGCTGCCTTGAGCGCCGGCGGCAGGTTGTCGTAGGCAAATCGCACCTTCTCGCTAAAAATCGCCTCGGCCGCGTCGCGGTTCTGCGCGATGATGCCCACCTTGCTGTTTGGGTTGAACAGGGCGTGGTCCAGCCAGGCAATGCAGATCAGGGTTGTGAAGCCAAGCTGGCGGGCCTTGAGGATCAGATTGCGTGAATGCAACCTTTCGATGAATCTGCGCTGGGCGCGATTCGGCTTGAAGGTGACGACCAGGCTGCCCATGATTGGGTTGCCGTCGGCGTCGATATCATCGGTCTTGGTTTTGACCCCGATCTTGTACAAATGGGATATCCGCCAAAGCGGATCGGCTAAGTTTTTAGCCAACTCCGCAAGCTGCGCGGCATCCGCATCGGTCTGCTGACTCATTCGTCGTTGCCCGTCTTGATGCTCAACGCCGTGCCGGCCACCTGGGCCAGCAGCGCGGCCATCGGGTTCTCAGGCTGCACGCCATGATTGACGTCGACCCGGTCGCTGTACTTGGGCGAGAGCTTGGAGGCATACCATTTGCGGGCATCGATGCGCAGCTTGGAGCGCGCCACCACGTCGTGGTCGACCTTGACCATGCCATCGGCGTCCACATACGTGTCGTTGCTGCCGTCGTCGGCAATCTCGATGATTTCCTCTGCGTGCTTGTGGGCACGCGCTTCCATGGCCGCCTCCCAGCGCTGGCGCATCTCGGGCGTGCTGTTGAACTTGGCAAGCACCCACACCCGATCCGGCATGTCGTCGCCGCGGCAAACCTTGTGCAGCGACTTACCCTCGGCCACTTCGGCCAGGATGCGGGCAATCATCGGCTCATCCAGGGTCACATGGGGCTTGTTTTTCCGGTCGCTCGCGTGCGCGCGCGTGGCTGTGGTCGGGTCGGCGGGCGTTTTTGCTGTCGTTTTTGCTTCAGATTTAACAATCTCTGGTGTTTCACCGCGTTTTCTGGCACTTTTAGTTACCTGGACGGCATCAATGTGAACTTCCGCCGCTTTCTTCGACGCCTTGGCTCCCTGTACGTTCGCCACCTTCACGGCCAGGCTGGCGTCCACAGCCTTGGCTACGTCCTCTGCCGTCTTGGCTACGACGCGCCAGTTGCTGGCCTTGGTGGGCTTTGCGGCCGGGGCGGCCTTGGTCGTGCCTGCCTTGGGCGTTTTTGCCTTGGCGGGTGCTTTGCGGGGCGCGGCGGGGGCGGCTTTCGCCATGGTGGTGCTCCATCGGTTCGGAATTTACGCCGATGGTATCACGCTTGTGTTTGAGGGGAAATGTTTGATTGCCTACCAATGAAAAAGCCCGCGCGGGGCGGGCCTTGGCTGCGGCGGGCTGCCCGGTCAGATTTGCAAGGCGCGGATGGCTTGCTGCACTGCTTCCGTCAGGTTGCGCAGAAAGAATATCTGCATATCGATTCGTTCGGCCATTGGCACTTTCACTGGCGTCGCCTCACCTTTTGACGCGCACTGATCGACCTCGCCAGTGACCGGCTGCAAACGGCGCAGCAAAATCTGCACGGTTTCAGAGTGGAATTCGACTACCTCGCGCAAATTTTCCAGGGAGGCATCGACCTGGGTCGTTTCCTGGATAGGCGCGCCGATGGCGCGTTGAGCCCGATGGTAGGGCGAGTCGTCCATCTGTGCAGTGCTTGCGGAAATTGTTATTGCCATGAAATGCTCCTGTGATGGTCGGTTGATGGGCCGTCACCTTCACAGGCTTGCGGGAAACTTTTGAAAAAGCCCACCGGCGCGAACGCTGGCGGGCTTTTTGGACAATGCCGGTTACGTCTTCCGGCTTGATGCGCTGGCACACTTCGCTTCCCAGCATCAACGTACACACCACGGGTCGCCTCGGGTTCCAGGTGGATTGTGCCCTGCGTGAACGCCAGGACGAGCGCGGCTGGGAACCCCCAACCCTTGGTAAAACTCTGGCCCTTGTTATCTGCCTTCGTGCGAGACCGGAGTGCATGACAGTATGCCGCTTGCGCATTCACCACGTTTCAATATTGCATTACTTCGACGTTTCGGTCAAGGGCCAGATGTCGGCCACCAGCACCATGGCGAGCAGGGATTCTATCACGGCCGCGCCCAGGACGAGAATGGACAGGTGGGTGCTAGTCATGCTGCACCTGGTGGGCGGGGGCGCCGCAGCAGATGCAGCGAAGTTCGGATGGAAGATAGCGATAAATGGCCGTGCCAGTTCGCACAGCCTCATCGAATGCAGCTTCCAGTCGAGCTTTTACCTCCCGTGGGCTCATTTCGGCATGGTTTGGGGTGATCGCAGCCATGTAGTCATCCCATTCGATGGCTACCAGATTGCACCATACTGGGATCTTTTCGTGGGCTATATTCATGCGCCACCCATATCAGGCAGCCCGCCCGGCACCGCCTCGCTGCGACGATCGGCCTCGCCCTCGTAGAACTGCAAGGGCTGGCCGGATCCAGCGTCACGCCGGCGGTCCTGGTGGGCCAGGTCGATGTCGACGCCGGGGAAGGACTGGCGATGCAGCTGCTCGCGCAGGCGGGCGATGACCTGGTAGGGGCTCAGGCCCGGGTGCTCGCGGTGCATCCAGGCGATGACGTCGGCCGGGCGCTCGCTGATCGTGGTGGTGGGCATGGCGTTTCCTTTCTTGGTGAATGGGTAATTGCGGCGGTACGCTTCGCCGTCGCCGCGCTGGGTGCTTCCTTTGCTCATGGGGTGGCGCCTTTCGCTTGTTCTGGTTGCAGTGGCCAGCGGCATTGTTCGGGCACGTGGCCGCGGCCACCGCACCTGGGGCAGTGTTCCGGCGCCGTGGCGATCTTGTCACATGTGATGTCGTTGTGGCTCATGGTGTTGCTTTCGCAAGCGATGCCGCGGCACGAACAATCGTGTTGCGCACATCTCGGTCAGGAGTCCGGCCATACCTAGTCCAAAATGGCGGAAACGGTGAATCGTCGCCCGATGTCCAAACCCCGACCCCCTGCTGCTTGTCGCTGCCGGTGTGGTAGTTGAAATCGATCCTCAAGCATGTATCTGCCGCCAGCCGCAGCGCATCGCCATCATCGTTAAGTGGGTCGAACGTCCATCCTTCACCATCCCATAAGCAGCCAAGCTTGTCGTCCCAAGCGCCAAGTTTCTCGCATCGAGCCGCCTTCGCCGCCAGTTCAAGCAATTCACGGTCGCTCATGGCTTCACCTCGCCTTGCAGCTTCATCTTGTACCGGCGCACTTCGATAATCTCGCACGGCCCGTCCTGGCTGTACATGGCGGCGTAGTGCTTGGCCTCTTTCAATGCCCGCTTGCCTGCGGTGCCAGCGACGACCATCTCGTCCTGCCAAATCTCGTATTCTGGCTCAGTAAATTCTTCCGGCGCATCACCTTGCAGCTTCTCCACCAGTGCCAGAAGGTCGAGAATGGCGGATGGATTTGCGGCGGCGATGTAAGCGGCATTGCGCTCGCCAGCAACACGGTCATCGGCGTTTTTGTCGGCATTGTCGAGGCAATCACAGACCCATGGCCCAAACTCGCCAGTCAGGCGCACGCCGTGCTGTACACCAGCCGGGTTGCCTGGGTCAAAGCGATGCACCCACGGCCCGGGCGTTGCCGCCTTCGCCGCCTCTCGCAGTCTTTCCTGTTCGGCTGTTAGCATGATTGCTCCTGTGGTTGATCGTCTGGATGCGTCTGCGTGACATAGAAACGCTCTAAATTCATGTTGCGCATCAAGCCCATCATCACCTTGTCTATTTCACGCTGGCTTTTTCCAGACACGTTGATCGAGTCAATGACTTTTTCAGTTTTAAATTCCACAACGTAGATTTTGCTCATTCCTCCGCTCCCTGTGCCGACTTGCGAGCTAATGCTTTTCGCTCGGTTCGCTCGATGCTCCACCACCACGCGAGCAGAATAAGTCCGCTCGTGCCAAACATGACTTTAAGCCAAGCATCGTCCGACACTTCGCCGCCAATCATGCAGATCGCAATGCAGCCTATGATCCAGCGCTTCATGGCTCCACCTTCCCCGCCACGATCTGCTTTGCCTCATCGACCAGGGGCGAGGCGGCGGGTGGCAATTCGCCGGTTTGCTCCAAGATGGCTTGCGTCAACGGGTCTTCCATTCGCTTATCGAAACTCGCAACAGCGGCGCGATAATCTTCGACCGTCGCAAACTTACTCATGGCTGGTTTCGGCGCCACCGGGGCAGGCGATGGCAGGGCAGGGGCGACATCGAGAGCGCCTAACGCCGCCTGCCATGGGCAGTTGTCGCTGCTATGCTCACCAATATCGATGCCAAGGTGATCAGCAATCGCCTCGGCCAGCTTGTCAGCGATGTCGTGGTACTCGTCGCGTTTCGTCAGTGCCTGATCCAGACCGATGTCTGGCACTGCTGGCGATGCTGGGGTGGCGAGAAGCTGGACGGCACGCTCCACCATGGCCTTCTCCTTCGCCTCGACGCCGGCCAAGAAATCACCCAACTGATCGACATCGAGTGCAATATCTACTGTCATCCCAGCAGGCTTGGAGTGGTAGTCCACAAACTCTTGCAGCAGTTCCCGCGCCCCTGGTTCGCTGGTAGGCGCTGGTGCGCGACGG